GGCTTTAGCGAAGCTGCGATGGTAGCTCTCGTTAAAGCTCTTACGGATACACTCGCAGACGCGGATGTCACGTCGACGAAGCTGCTCCAGTTCCAGTCGTAAATCATTGTTGATTGACGATTGGGATTGGGTTAACGGGGGGATCATATCCCTCCTTCACGGAGGATTCTATGAAACTTCCCGTCAAACGCATCTGGGCTGGTTTGATAGCGTTTATCTCACCATTCCTAGCGCGTGCACTTTCCGTCGTGGCTACCAAGATAGTGAAGGAGCTCGACCCCATGTTTGGGACCCCTGCGATTGATATACCAAAGGACTTATCACCTTTGTATGTATCACCGCAGTTGGCCAAAATGGCAGAACGAGCTGCTGCACAACAAAAGCTTCCTCCGCTTGACTCCCCTAAGTTGGGGAATCTTGAAGAGGAACTCAATTGGATCATTCGTTCTTTCGAAGATTCAATTGGGGTTATAAAGAACGCAACCTTTCTCCAGGTGCTAAAAACATTTGGACCAGAGCAATTGCGGGAGGTCATGGATGAGGCTAGAAACCAGCGGTTTCAACTGCTGCTTCTAGCTAACTCCGTGTTACCTCCACCTTTATAACACTTTTCTTGGTTCTGGATCAGTTATCGTGACTCGGAATGCCGACCTCAAGGAGGCGACATGAAAAGTCCGATAGTTCTCCTTCAAAGCCTCTTGATTGGAATCAAGAGGCTAGAGCCTGATGTGAAAGGACTAGACCGTGATTTACTCACGATCCAGGCACGTTTCGAACACGAGGGATACGGATTCTTATCCGTGTCCTTACCTACCTTGTGCGATGCCCTTGACCAGGGTCTCTCACTTGGTAAATTCGCCTGCCCAACCGGCTTCTCACGAAGTCGAAAGGGAGCTCTCCCGAAACTCTTTTCGGGTTTGCTGTGCGAAGTGTTCGATCCTACCACTGGTTCCCTTAAGCAGGCTCCAAGAGTTGGAGCAATTAAGTGCCTTAGAGAGGCACTTAGACTGTTTAAGAAAGTCCAGCTTGGTTCCGTACGAGAAGAAGATCTCCATACGGAAGCGTGTAGGACTTTTTGGGACACAGACAAAGAACTGGAGGGACTTTCTTTTCCTCCAGCGCTTGTGTCTATGCTCTCATGTGTTTCAGGGTATGTCCTCGGAAGTATCACTACTTCCGAGATTAACGGCATACACCCGAAACACGGACCAGGTGCCGTTTATGAGAAGTGTACGCCCAACAACAAGTGGGCGCTTGCTGCAGAAAACATTCTCGGTAACACCGGGAATTTTCTACAGTCCTCTTTCTATCGACTCGATGGTTTTCTCTGTTCACGTTGGACAGAGACTAGTCTCCTTAACGAGGGAGATAAACATCAATTTCCTCATCACGAGGAAATTGGTGAACCTAAGAGCGATGGATCGGAGGCACGTTCTCATGAACAGTCTTCTGGCGACATTGCTAAGCTTATCTCCGTCGAGAAAAACGCAACGTCTCGAAGGACGATAACTGTCGAACCCTTAATGAATATGTTTATTCAGCAAGGGTTGAACACCTTACTTAGACAACGTATCTCTAAGTGTGGTGTTTTAAGACATAGCTTAGCTTTAACCGACCAATCCGAGAATCAAAAGCTCGCATTGGAAGGCTCCCGTACCGGCAATTGGGCAACACTCGATTTATCTGCAGCATCCGACAGACTCAGCCTTCGTTTGGTTGAGCTTGTCTTTGCTCAGAATAGCGCTTTTTTAAGTGCTATGTTAGAGTGTCGTTCTAAGAAAGTTCATGAGGTAGGGAAACCACCTCAGGAAATCTTAAAGTTTGCGGGTATGGGTAACGCCTTAACGTTCCCTGTGCAGTCTACGGTCTTTGCCTTGATAGCAATGGCCGCTATACTGTCTTTTGATGGCGTTTCACGACCATCGGGGAGAGCGTTAAGACGCGTCGCCAGGTGTGTCCGGGTATACGGTGATGATATCATCGTACCATCCGTATACGCGCATCAGGTTATGACCTGGCTTGAATCTTTCGGTCTTAAGGTCAACCGAAAGAAATCTTTCACGGTTGGTAACTTCCGTGAAAGTTGTGGCCTTGATGCTTGGGGTGGGTACGACTGTACTCCCTTCTACATCAAGGACAGGCCAGATAATCCTGAAATGGAACCTAGTGCGATAGCAGGTTTCGTAGCACTCTCAAACCATTCGTGGTTGAAAGGG